AGGTAGTCAATAGGTACGCTCTATGGCTTTAATGGGTTATCGGGAATATGCCCGGCATCGGGGCTGCACGCTCGGCGCTGTGCAGAAGGCCATCGAGGCCGGTCGCATCACTGTGGTTGTGGACGACCGTGGCGCCAAAAAGATCGACTCAGAGCAAGCCGACAAGGCCTGGGATCAAAACACCGACCTAGCCAAGCAATCGCTGCTGCACGCGCCTGACAGCGCTGCCGCTGGCCAGACGTCTGAACAGTCTGGCGAGCCAGACGAAGACGCGCCGCTGCCTGGCGACTCTGACCGATACAAGACCGCTCGGGCTGAGCGCGAAGAGATCCGGCGAGACAGTGAGCGCCTGGAGCTGCAGCTCAAGCAAGGCTCGCTCATCGATGTCGACGAAGCGGGGCGCATTGCTTACACCAAGTTCAGAGCGCTGCGAGACAGCCTACTCAATGTGCCTGCCCGCGTGAAGGACCAGTGCGCGGCCATGAAAGACCCGATGGAAGTCGAGCTGCTGCTCGACCGTGAACTCTCAAGCGTGCTGGCGTCATTCGACCTGGCATCCGTTACCCGTGAGCGCGATGACGAAGACGACGACGATGCAACCGATCAATGAAGACCCCTGCTCAAAGATTCGAGAGCGCCATTCAACGGGCGCTGCGACCAGACTCGCAAGTCTGGATCGATGAGTGGGCAGAGGACAACCGTGTTCTGCCGCCTGACTCACCCGAGCCGGGCGATTGGCGCAATGATCGTGCGCCTTACCTGATCGACATCATGCGGACGATGTCGCCCTCCTCGCCTTGGCGAGAAGGGTGGGTGATGAAAGGTGTGCAAGTCGGCGGCTCATCTGCAGGTGAGAACTTTCTCGGCGGGTCAATCTGTAGTGCGGCTGGCAACATCCTGGTGGTGTTTCCCACGCTGGACGATGCGAAGCAGTGGGAGCTGAACAGGTTCACGCCGATGCGTGACTCCACGCGGGCGCTGCGCCTGCGTATCCGCGATGCGCGTGTGCGTGGGGCAGACAACACCAAGCTGCGCAAGAAGTACCCAGGCGGCACGATGCGGCTGGTCGGTGCCAACCGCATGGGCGGTGCCAAGTCGACCACGTATCGCTACATCAAGTTCGAGGAGCCCGACGACTACCCCCGAGCCCTGGCGGGCCAGGGTAACCTGATCCAGAACTTCCGCAACCGTGCGGGGAACTTTGGTCGCAAGGCCAAGATCTGGGGCGACGGCACGCCCACGGTCGATGGCCAGTCAGCCGTGCAAGACGGCTACAACAAGGGCGACAAGCGCGAGTGGCGCCTGTGGTGCCCTGGCGGTTGTGGCGAGGCGCAGCCGCTGTCGTGGAGTGGCTTTGTGTTGCCCGAGGGCGACCCAGCCGATGTGCGCTACCAGTGCCGGGGCTGCAACAAGCCATTCAGCGAAGAGGAGTGGAAGACCCACAACTACAAGCCACGCCCCAAGGGCTGCACCGAAGAGCAGGCCCGAGACCTGGGCCTGGCCCACTGGGTGGCCACCGCAGTAGGTGAGCCATACGTGGCGAGCTGGAAGCTGCCTTCGTTTGTGGCGCCCCTTGGCTGGCGCCCTTGGCCGGTTCTGGTGGTTGAGTGGCGCGAGGCGCAAAAGGACGAAGAGAAGCTCAAGTCCTTTATCAACAACCAGATGGCCGAGTGCTGGAAGGACGACGTCAGGAGTGAGGTGGGAGCCGATGCGCTGCAAAAGCGTGCCGAGAACTACCCGCTCATGTACTGCCCGAAGGGCGCGCTGATTGTGGTGGCTGGCGTTGACACGCAAGACAACCGGCTGGCCATTGTGATCCGGGCCTTTGGTCGTGACGAAGAATCGTGGGGCCTGTGGCACGGCGAGATCTACGGCGACCCCTCATTGCCTGACGTGTGGAACAAGCTGCGAGAGCTGCTGACCGCACCCATCAGACACGAATCGGGGCAGGTGCTCTACGTCGACGCGGCAGCCATTGACGCTGGCGGTCACCACTCGGAAGACGTGTACGCCTTCTGCCGTGATGCCAAGCTGCGAGGCAAGCACTGGTTTGCCATCCGTGGTGCCAAGGCTTATGACGCGCCCAAGCTGGGCAGGCCGAAGACCATTGAGTTCACCTGGCGCGGCAAGGCGGTGCCTGGTGGTGTGGTGCTGCGTTTCTTGGGCACGCAAGCCATCAAGAACCTGATCGATGGTCGGCTGCGCCTTGAGAAGACTGGCGGGGGGTATTACCACTTCCCGCTCGGCTTTCAGCGTGACTACTTCGAGCAGCTGCGGTCTGAAAGCCGCGTGCGCAAGAAGGACAAGCAAGGAAACAAGGCGCTGTGGTGGGAAAAGGGCTCAAAGCGCAACGAGGCATGGGACTGCGAGGTGTACCTGTACGCTGCGCTGCTCTATGTCATGCACGGTCGCCACGCGGAAACGGTCTGGCGCAACCGTGAGCGCGTCTTCGAAACCGTTGTGCAGTTGGACCTGCTGACCAGCGTGCAAGCGCCGGTGGAGCCTGCGACACAAGCCCAGGCCGAAGCCGAACAGGCAGACCAGGGAAACGTCACCCAGGTGGTGGTCGATGGCGACACGGGCGAGATCATCAGCGGCGCACCTGCCGCTGATGCACCGCAGGCGTCACAGCAAGTCTTCGAGGCGCTTGGCTGGCCGGTGACCACTGAGACAGCACCCGTGGAAGACCAGTCGCAGGGCGGTGCGCAGATGTACCCGCCACTGCCCGAGCCTCCGGTGATACCGCCCCGCAAACCAAAGCCACCCAAGCCGCCACGTCCAAAGCGTGGCGGCTTTGTAAACGGGTGGCGCAAGTAACTGGAGATCTTGATGTTGACTGTTTACGCGGGCGACAGCTTCGAGCTGCGCCGGGATGTGCCTGGGCGCAGCGCTGCCGATGGGTGGGTGATGTCGCTGCGCATGGCACCTCGCTTGACTGGTGCTGGCTACGTGGCCTTGAGCTACACGGGCACTGCTGATGGGGCCACGCATGTGGTGGCTGTTGACTCAGCCACCACGGCGGCATGGAAGGCGGGCATCTACTCGGCCATGTTGTGGGTGGTCAACCAGCCTGCCATGTTCGATGGCGCGACCCTTGACCTGAGCTTTGCTGACCAGGCCTATCAGCAGTGGGGGCCAGACGCCCACACGGCTGAGCGCTTTGACATCGAAGTGTTGCCTGACCCTCGGCAAATGGAGCCGGGTATTGACTTCCGCAGCCTGGCACAGCGCACCCTGGACGAACTCAAGGCAGCCTATGCCTCGTATGTCGCCAACCGTGGGCATGTCAGCAGCTACAAGGTCAACGAGCGGGAGATGCAGTTCGGCTCTGCCGCTGACATCTTGAGCCACATCAGGTACTGGGAAGGGCAGGTAGCCAAGGAAAAACACGAGGCCCGGCTCAAGGCAGGCGGCAAGCCGCTGAACCGAATCAAGGTGCGCTTCACGCGCGGAAGGTAACCCTACATGAAACAGATCACACCAACGCGGCAGGCGAGCGGGGGCGGCAGCCGCATCCTGAACGCCTTTGTCGCGCAGCGTGCGGCTGAGCGTGCATCGCGGTCACCTGCCGGGCTGTGGCATGCAGCGCCTGACCAGGTCAAGCTGTTGAAGGCTCCACCCACCGCAGGCCTGCGCCGCTTCATGGCCGCAAGCAATGACCGGCTTGTGTCCGACATGATGGACACGCTGGGCATCGTCTCGGGCAATGCCGAGGTGCGGCAGTCGCTGCGCTCGATGCGAGCCAAGTCCAGACGTCTGGCCAAAGACAACGAGTACGTGAAGTACTTCTTGCACCTGCTGCGCAACAACGTGCCAGGCCCCAAGGGCTTCACGTTGCAGATGAAGATCTACAAGCAGCGCGGCGGCAAGCTGGACAGCGATGCAAACGCGACCATCGAAGAGGCCTACGCGGAGCACAGCAAGCGCGGCAACTTCACACCGTGCGGTCGCGCAAGCCGTGGCACCTTCGAGCGCTCATGCATCTCGAACCTGGCCCGCGATGGCGAGGTCATCATTGAGCGGCTGTTCGGGGCTTGCTTCGGGCGCTTCGGTATTGCTCACCAGCTGATCGACCCTGACCTGCTGGATGACTCGCTGAACTTGGCTGTCGGCTCGGCCATGCCTGGCTACGGCAAGCTCGACACTGGCAACAGCATCCGCATGGGTGTCGAGGTTGACCAGTACATGAAGCCAGTGGCGTACTGGTTCCTGAGCTTGCATCCTGGCGACGATGTGGCGGGCTACGCTGTCATGCGACACCGTCGCGTGGATGCTGACCGCATCATTCACTGGTTCTTGAGCGATGACGCCCGGCCAGGTGTGACGCGTGGTGTGCCTCTGATCTACTCGGGCCTGCGCCGCATGGCCATGCTTGGTGGCTACGAAGAAGCCGCACTGGTCAACGCTCGGCAGGGCGCAAGCAAGATGGGCTTCTACAAGCCGCCTGCCCAAGAGATGGGGGCACCGCCTGATGGCAGTGAGGTGGCTGACGGTCAGGAAGACAACGGCACACCAAGTGGCGGAGACTTGTACCAAGAAGCTGAGCCTGGCGTGTTCGGTGTGCTGCCAGCTGGTTGGGACTTCCAGACCTACGACCCGGCCTACCCCAACGACGCAATGGGCGGCTTCATCAAAGCCATGCTTCGGGCGTTCAGCAGCAGCGTAGGTATCAGCTACCCGATCATCGGTAACGACTACGCGGACATCAACCTGTCCACCATTCGCTACTCGGCCTTGCAAGACCGCGACACGTTCGAGTCGCTGCAGGAGGCAATGATCGAGGCGATCAGCCTGCCCATCTTCGAGAGCTGGCTCAGCCTGTCGCTCGGCTTGGGGCAAGTCGGCCGCCTGCCGCCTGACGGCTATGACCGCTTCAACAAGCCCCGGTTCTTCCCGCGCAAGTGGCGCAGCCCTGACCCACAGAAGGACTTGGCCGCAGGTGCGCAAGCCGTGGCGCTTGGTGTCACCAGCCGCACGCGCTTGTGCGCTGAGAACGGTGACGACTTCGAAGAGATCCTCGAAGAGTTGTCGCGTGAAGAGCAGATGGCCCGCGACAAGAAGGTGACCCTGAACACCAACGCGGCGATGGCCAGCAAGAACCCACCCAAAACCCCGCCAGGGCCTCAGCCTGCCTCTGAAGACGGCGGCACTGCAACGGGCCTTAAGCCTGACGACGAAGGAGAAACTGATGCCACAAGCACAGACACAGACTGAAGCGCCATTGAAGCTCGGTCGCCAATGGCGAACGTATGGGCTCAATGTCAAGGAGATCGATCAAGAGGCACGCACGGTGCCTCTTTCTTTTTCCAGTGAAGACCCCTACGAGCGCTGGTGGGGCGTAGAAATTCTCGGGCATGCACCCACAGAAGTGGACATGTCGTGGGCTGGCAGTGGCCGTGCGCCGCTGCTGGCAGACCACGATACCCGGCAACAGATCGGCGTTGTCCTGAGCGCCGAGATCGGCACCGACCGGAAAGGTCGGGCAATCGTGAAGTTCGGTAAGAGCGCACGCGCCGAGCAGGAATTTCAGGACGTACTTGATGGGGTTCGAACGAACGTCAGTGTCGGTTACGAGATCCGCGAACTTGAGCTGGTGAAGCAAGAGGGCGATGTGAGCACGTACCGGGTCACGGACTGGATGCCCCTGGAAGTCAGCCTTGTCTCGATCCCTGCCGACATGACCGTCGGTGTCGGGCGCGATGGCGAGGCTGCCGAAAAGCCGGTGCGCATCAAGCGAGCCGCTGACCCCTCCTCTCCCC